GTTACCGACAAACCCACAATTGAATAACCTTTTTAATTGTAAAATTTAAATACGATTTTATTGATGTCTAAAAACAATAATCTTAATCTAATGGCAATGCCATATAATAACCAACCCTGTTACCGTTATAGTAACGGTGAGTTGAAGCGACCCTATGGGTCGGACCATTACGGGCTCAAGCGAGTCCAAGGCCAACTCCTTTTTGAGAAAAACGTTGTTAGGAATCCTCTCCATAATATGATTTGTGGATCTGATGGATCTTTTCGTCGTGTTTATAATAAGGATGTTAGGTATTTCCCTTTTGAGTACGCTGTACCTGATGCTAGACCTATAGTAGCAGGCGAACGTGTCACTTGGGATTTTTATAATGAAATCGCACACAGTGGAGAAATTTCTCCTGTGTGCGTTCCTCCCCTCGTCACTATCCCATGTTTAAATGTTAGTAGTAAAATACTTAAACTTGAGGCTCTTTATTCAGCCTGGAATGTAAATCAGATGCATCTTGAAGATTTGGACTTTGAAATAAAATGTCTTAATAATTTAATGGATAATCAGATAAAAGTCCCGCTGTTGAAGAAAAGGTATAGAAAGAGAGGTAATTCGAAAATGAATTCGATTAAGAAACACACTAAAAACATTTGGGGTACTTGGGATGGTGATATGACCTCAGTTGGTCATTGTATCCAACCTGTTGTTACGGATGTTGAAATGTGTGAGATGCTTGATTGTTGTTCGGAGGATTTTGATGTTGTGGTCGAAGTAATTAGGGAAAATGTATGTAAGGTTGAGGTTGCTGGAGCTGAAATGTTGACTGTCCCTGCTTATCCTATTGTTATTAAGAATGCTGAAGAAATTCAAGCACTTAAACAAAAGAAACAAGCTAAGAAAGATAGGAGATATATGAAGAAGCACCCCAAAATTGCAATTTTACCCAAAATTTTAATCGATACACCCACAGTTAAGGAACTTATTGTTCATTTTGAAACACGAAAATTGGAAGATGTTAAGGTCGAACGTTTCATACCTGTCAATGAATGTAATATTATTGTTGTGCCTAATGATGGATTAGTCCGTCATAATAGGCGTGATGATAAGAAACATGTCAGTAATAAAGATATGGTTGAAGAGTATGAACATTCTGATCAATATAAATTAAAACGTGCCGCTGCAGAGATTGCTGCGGAGAAAAATCTTAAACTTATTAATTTTATACCTCCATTAGTTGTTCCTTATGAAGATAATGATGATCTTTATTCTGTGCCTACAGTTGTTGTACCTCCTGTCTTGAATCAGGATTGTGATGAACTTGCAGATGCCATCGATTCACTCAATTTGAGTGAAGATGAAGAATTGTCTCAGCTTTGTGCTGAAAGTGGCATTAATCTTGTTTTTGATGATGGTCAGTTGGTTCAGTCTGATAATGAAGACGAACATAGGATAACTGGACCTCCGTTAAGTTATATGGAAGATATCACTTCAGTATATGCTGATGTTGTACCTGTAATTGAAAGTATCTCCTCTAATGTTGAAGGGGAATTTTCACTTGATAATGTTGTTCTTGCTGCCAGAAAATGGTTTACCCTTAATATTACCAACGAATTAGTTTTACCAAATTTTATTATGAAAACTAGTGCTGATATTGATTTACAAGTCAGAACTGAGAAAAATGATATCGTTGATTTTCAGAAGGAAGAAAATGAGAAATACCAATTAAAGCTTATACAAAAACAAAAGATGCATGACAAATATTTGGCTGATCCTGCTTTAGGATTGACTTCTACTGTGGCTAAAAATCCAGCGTTAAGTCAACCTGTAACATGGTATGTCAAAGATTTTGGTAAAACATCTTTTGCTGGTTTTGGATATTCTAAGAGTGTGGTAATGGCTTTAGAAGCGATAGCCCCCCTTCAACTTGAAGGAACCATACTTACTGATAGGCGTGTTGATGAACATGCAACTTCTAAAATGAAACATGATGATCCATTACTCATGTCTTATGGCTTGCGCCGTAGGAGAGAATTGAATCTTCATATTCCGTTTGTTGGTGCTATTCGCATGCCTACTTTTTTTGGTTATGGTACGGAAAGATATCCGACCGATACTTCTCTTTTAGTTTCGAATGAATTATTGACCCAAGCTTTGTCATCATCAACAGTAGGTCTTACGACCTCTGAAAATTTAGTGATGGAAAGAATTCAACGTGTAGTGAATAACACTTCGGGTGTTAATGTCCCACGTGATGCTGTTCTCCAAAATGTAAATATTCCTATGGAAACGGCTCTTGCGGCAACAATAATGGTGTGTGCTCAGAAGCAAAAATTGGCTCAATCCGTTTCGGATTTTCAGTTGACCCAAGGACCAGGCTCGTCTGTTTTGGATACCGAATCAGCGAGGTTGAGATTGCAAATAATAAACAACTCAAACGATCGCTCCAAATCCGAGTATACTCAAAACGTGGGTATTACCGTCGACCGGTCGTCGCTGTCTCTTTGGGCTGCTCTTATAAAGATGCCCGCTTGCCACACCCTTGTCCCATCGATCCCTACACACGGTGTGCGGGGATCAAGCGTAGAATTGGCTATAATCCCCCCGTCCGTGACCAACAATTATGTTGTCAGTTTAGGGAATTTGTCGTCAAGTTCATCCGCCAATATTTAGTTCCCTTACCTGCTTCCTCTGATTATTCTGTACCAACATGGTTATTGGGTACAAAATATACACAGGCCAGGAAGGATGAGTTACAGGCCATA